TTAATAAAGTCAGGTATCTGTGCTGTTAGATCATCACGAGCCAAAAAGTTGGCGATAGATGTCTGTAAATCTGCGTAAGATGCAATAGCCATTAAACGTGTCCACCACCAGTTCTAAAAGCACGGTTCTCGCTGTCGTTCAGCCACTGCTTCCACGCTTTTGGGTTTTCGCTTGGTTTGCCAAACTTTTCTACTAGGTGAGCATACACGACATTAGGTATTTCTGCCACATGCTGCATATGCTTCTGGGTTCCGCGCAAACTGCCCGGACGCCAATCATTGTTCATCTGACTGTTCAGTTTCATCAGCGTGTCAAAGTTCTGTGTAGACTGGATCCGCTGAGAACCGTCAGTGTCAGTAACTAGGTCAACTTTTTTGCCTGTAACGGCATCGTTAATTAGTGGTCTTTTCATATCATTCCCCAATGAGATGAAGGGGCGGCAGAACCGCCCCCTCTAGTATTATGATCCGTCCAGACCGATCACGGCTGCGTGGGCTTTAGGTGCAAGCACCTTCAAGGCCCATTCAGTCACAATCTGGAACTTCTCTGCGTCACCTGTTGGTGCAATTTCGTTTTCAGCGAAGTTACGACCATTGATGGTGCAAAGTGCAGCGAAGTCTGGGTCAATCAAGAAGACCTTGTCATCACCCATAAAGCGTGAAGGAGCGACTTCCAATGTGCCGAAGTCAGTCAAAAAGACTGAAGTCGAACCAACGTAGGTCACTTCCTTGGCTGCTGTCATGTTGACATCGTTGCTGACCAAGTTGCCAGAAGCTGACAGGTCTGAGAAGTTAGCCCGGTTAGCGGCTGAAGTCGCCATAATCTTTGGCGATCCACCGTCTGTCCAAGCTGCTTGCATTGCTGTTTCAATCTGAGCAAGTGTCAGTGAACGAGCAGTACCAGTCAGATCAGCTACGTCTGTGCCATCGCCAGTAGCGAAGGCCATATCACCCGGCGAGTCACCATTGGTTATCCAAGTGATAAGTGATGCTGATTTGCGAGGGTCTGCACCAGAACGAGCCACGTTTGTGTCACCGATTGCTTTTTCGATGTCACGGCGAAGTTCCAATGATTTCAGTACCTTCTGGTACGCTACTTCACGATCACGGCCAGCTTTCTCAACTGCATCAAGGGTCTTTGATACAGCTACTGCTTTGACTGAGATCTGATGGTAGTTGCCCAGACGGCTGGTAGCCGTTGGAGCAGCAATGCTGGCATCTGCACCTTCGTTGACGTAGTTAGTAGCTGACGCTGCCGCCAATTCCTGAACTTGCCATTCGGTGAAGATACCGTTTGAGGTTTCCTTCTTCAGTGCGCTGAAGATGGGGGTTTCATCGGGGTCAATCCGATAGATGACATCGGCAAGCTGCTCGCGCTCACCAATGGCTGACGATGTGGTAAAGGTACTCATTTAATCGCTCCTTCTAAAGCTAGTTACCCATCAAGTATGATACGGCAGCATCTACAGACCGCTCTTTATTTAGGCGGTTCATAGCTGTTTGCCGTGAACGACTAGCAGCTTGTTTTTTTGTGCGTGGCTGTCCAGCTTTAGCCATCTTTGGAGCCTGTCTTGTGCGTTTCTTAGCGGTGGGTTTCTTACGCTGTAGATTGTCCCACTGCATCGCTTTGTACAAAAGTTCCACGGCCCTAGCGTCTGTGGCCTGTGAAACTTCTTGTTCGCTAAATCCGATGTTACGAGCGTACTCAACTACTTCAAGGCGCTCTTTATTCCTAACATCGTCATCCTTCCACTGAGGGATGCGATTTAGCATGTCAGACCGTTGCGCTCTAAGATGCTCATGAAGCATCTTTTCCTGTTCAGCGGCCTGTTGTTGAGCGACTGCTTGCCGCTCTTGCTCCACTTTTGCGAGGTTTGCTTGTCGATTATCGTACTCTGCTCTAATTGCGTTGTACTCTTCAGCCGTGACCTCTTTTGCTAATGCAACCCAATCAGGTTCCTGTGGGATTGTCTGTTGGATCTGCTGTGCCAGCACATCAAGTTGCTGTGCGTAGTAGTCTCTTGCTTCCTTTGCTTGGGCTGCTTCTTTCTCAGCAGCTTTGCGTTGCTCCGCAATTTCCTGACTACGCTTTGTAAAAGTCTGTTGTCGTTGATAACCATTTAAGGCTTCGTCAAGGGTGATCTCTACCTCTTCACCGTCTACTTTGACCGTGTAAAGGTTTTCCTGAGATTCCTCTTCTACGTCCTCATAGTCATCTTCTTCTTCAGACTCTTCGACTTCAACAGCATCATCCTCATCATCCTCGTAGGATTCAGCCTCTAGCTGATTATCCTCTTCGGTGACTTCGGCCTCTGCCTCCATCGGTTGAGGGGCTTCTTGCTCCTCTGGTCGCTCTTCTTCAACCTTGTCCGGGATGGGGGTGTTTAGAAGGCTAACTGCATCATTTAATGAAATAGACCCGGTTCCTTGCGGATTGTCGGACATAACTTATTTCCTTTTCTCAAATTGTTGGCGTTTATGCAACTCCTCTAATGTTGCTTTTGCCAATTTTCCATCTTCCACTACCTTGTGAATGTACGACTTCAATGCGTCTAAGTTCTGACAAAGCATATATAGTCG